GCACGATTAACCTGGGAAACAGACCAGATTGGTATATCTAACTGTCGGGCTAACCCTTTAGTGCTTGTATAAATATCATCAATTTCGTCCTTACGCTCACGATTTTTCTTTCTTGATGAAAGAAGATCAACATAATCAATAATTACAAGGTCAGGTTTTACTCCCATACTTGTTGCCTTCGCAATATGTGACTCAATAGTTGAGATTGTTGCCTTACCTGTCGGATATTCTTTAATAACTAGTTTACCTGGCAATTGTGGTAAAATTTCTTCAATTTTTTCTCTATGTGAATCTACTTTATTTACTGGTATTTTTGTAAAGAAAGCGTCATATCTTTTTCCAACATAATCTTCACCTAGTTCAAGTGTATAATGAAGTACATTATATCCTAATCTAACAGCATGTCCTCCTAATGCTACTAATGACCAAGATTTACCACCTCCTGGATTACCAAATATGAGACCAAAATCTCCGTTTCCAAGTCCGCCTTGTAATAAGTTATTAATTTTATCCCAAGGAGTTGGAACAGTTTCTCTTGAATTTTCTCTATACCTTGATTCAATATCTTTAACATATTCATGTCCTAAATTTTTATCTTGTCCTGATTTTAAAGCATTATCAATTAAAAAACGAATACCATCAAAGTCACCTCCTTTAAGTAGATCAACAGAAGACATTAATGCCTTTTTTAACTGTTGGTTTTTACAAAAATTAGTAAATTCTTCTTGTACATATTCTAAATCTTCATCTGATGTAACATATGCTTCCTTAAGTTGTTCTTTAATAGATATTTGTAATACTTCATTATCTACTTTTTGTAACTCAACTTTAAGTATGTCTAATGAAGGAGTAGTATGATATTTGTCATAATACTTTAAAATTTCTTTTATAGCCCATTTTTGAGCGGGATTTTCAAAATACTCATCAGAAATAATATCATGTATATTAACTAAAAACTCTTTATGAGTTAATAAAGATGATAAAACCTTTATTTGAAAATCGTGTCCGTATTGATTTATACTATTTAGTGTCAATCTTTATAACCTTTAAATTGTGAAAATATATCTTTTAACCATGTTTCTAAATTCCTAATCATACCACCCATTTTATCTTCATTATAAAATTGGACAAACATTTCAGGATTGAATTCAGGAAAAGATTCTAATATTAAGTTATCTATGTACTCCTTTCCTCTATCATCAATCATTGGAACACTTAAATCCATAACCTTATAATTGGTTTCAATTCTAGATTGTTCCTGAACTATGCGTGAATATACGACATGGTCTTTAAACTTCCTAGTAGATATATCGAAGATATCATCTAAGGTTAAATCATGGGTTTTTAATTCAGGAAATTTTTTAAATATTCCTTTAGCTCCTAATCCTTTTACTCCCCTAATATTATCAGAATTATCTCCTAATAATACTTTATGTAAAATAAAATTAGAAGGTTTTAAACCAAATTTTTCTTCTACTACCTTTGGAGTGTAATATTCTTTCTCCATTGGTCTGTAAACAATAATTTTATCAGTTACTAATTGTAAAAAATCTTTATCACTAGATACTATAAAACAAGTTGAATTATGTTTTTCAACTAGTTTTTCAGCTAACACTGCTATAATATCATCAGCTTCTACTTTATCTAATATAGTAGTTTTAACAGGTAATAACTTAAGATATTGGATTATACGTACTATTTGGTCAATTTTAGAATCATGTTCCTCTTCTAAATTATCAAATGCTTCCCAATTTGTTACTCGTTGTAAATTTCTTGTTCCTTTGTACTCGGAGAGCAAGTTCTTTCGGTTAGTTGTCGAACCTGCTCCGTCGAATACTACATAAACAGAGGTTGGATTTGTTTGTCTAATCATGGCACCTAAAGAACGGAAGAATCCACCTAACCCACCAATGTGAACTCCATCAGGATTAACCATATTCATCATAGCAAAGTTTCTGAAAAATAGATTTAAACCATCTAANNATTAATACTCTATCATGTTTTTTTTGTATAGTCTCTTCCTGATCCTCCTGGACACTGTCCAGTAGACTAAATAATTCTTTATGTTTCATGTTTTACTTTCTATAGGTCCTCTACATCGTAAAGAACAGGTGTTGTGTCTTCTTGGTCTTCTACAATTTTAAATTGTCCCCCTCCTAGAATTTTAGACCATTCATCAGCATGAGCTTTTTTATACTCATTTTTATCTTTGTCAGTATCTTGGATAAAACCGTGGTTTGTCATAACAATTTTCCCCCTCGATTGCATACCATTAACATGGTTTTTATCAATCTGTAAGTTGGTTCTTTTACCCCATTCTACTTGCAT